ACACTCAAATAAATTTGGTGAAATTAAAATACTTGAAGATAAGGAATATTTTCAAGATAAAGTTATAAGTTTAGCAATGTCAGGTGGTGCCGATAGCACCCTTCTTTGTTATTTAATAGCTAAGGCCATACACGACGGAAACATGAACACTGCTATTTGGCCAATGAACGGATATGATATTTCTTTGCCACACGATTCTCTTAAATTAATTAAAGTTATAGAATTTATTAACAATAGATTTCCAGAAGTAGATTTAAAATATCCTATATCAGTTGTTTTTGATGGCCAAGGTGAAGATGTTAAAAATGATTATTTGCGGCCTTTAAGAGACACATTATGTAAACAAGGTGCATATGATATTTGGATGGTAGGAATAAATCAAGGACCGACGTTAGAAATTCAAAAGAAAGAATTTCCAACTATTAAACGACTTGCAGGACATACACTCAGTGAGCAATTATTAGCACCTGAGTTAAATGCGCCATTTGTTAACCAAGATAAAAGATTCATTGTTCAATGTTATAAAGATCTCGGCTTATTAGATTTGTACCACACTACTTCTTCTTGTACACAAAGTGATCCAGGATGCAACGAGTGCTGGTTCTGTTACGAAAGAGCCTGGGCTGAAAAAGAAGTACTAGAATGATTAATATTGTTGTTACAAGTAAACCAGTAGACGGACTACTGTATTACAGTTACGAGTACTGTGATATGCTCAACAAAGCAGGATATCCTGCACAAGTTGTTATAATGACTCATAGAGACTTTAACCAACTACCGTACATTGATAGTATACGAGCAAAGTATACAACATATAACAATGTATATATAAACAATTATTTGCCAACCGATAATGATGTTACATTAATTTTAGGCAGAAGTATGATGACACTAAGTTGGCAAAGTTTTAATGACTATACTGAGCATCAACAAAAGTGTTTGCGTAAATTATTTGGTGGGAAAGTAATAAGTGTATACAGCGAAAATCACATTGAAGGATATCCTAAAGCAGTAGACTTTTATAATCCAACACAAATAGTAGATTTGTGTGATACTGAAGTTTATCCTAACGGTGTAGGCGCACACTTTGAAAAGACTATTAACTTTAGCATATACAAGCCCTACAAAGATAACATACAATTTAAGCATTTGTTTTTAGGTACTAACGACAAGTATTATGCAAGTGTTGAAAAAGTTATTGACCAATATCCAGATCATGGGATCTTGACATATGACGAAAATTATATTAATATAAAGAATAACAATATATTCGTACCTGTAGAAAACTTAATGAGCATGTTTGAAACATATGTATATACAAAAGAAACATTTGACCCTGCTCCTCGCATATTTCAAGAGTGCAAGTATTATGGCAAGGATGTAATTTATGAACGGCGAGATCCAGGATTAGACGGCGGCACCATATATTGGCAACGAGATATTAAAGAACCTAATATACAGCCAATCGTAGATGCTATAAAATCATTGACCTATAAATATAATGAATAAGGACAGATCATGAAAATAAGAGCCAAATGTTTAGCGTTTGATAGCAAGGACAACAAAGGTGCAGCCTACACATCAGACGGTTATATGTTGCCTTGTTGTTGGTTAGACGATCCGCCGGTGCATAGATACGTTATGGAATCAGGATTAAAAGATCCTAAACTAGCAGTAGAAAACAATATTAGTTTAGAAGAAATATTTGGATCAGATGCATGGGAAAACTTTTTCCAAAAATTAGTAAACGATCCAGATAATTGTTCTTACATGTGTAAAAAGAAATGTGGTATAGAGCTTACAGAACACGACACTGAGATACGCAAAGCTGAAGAAAAATTAGAAGTAGTGAGGCAGGCCGGTGGAAAGTAGACTTACTGATTTATATATTGAAAAACAAAAGTATGTAAGGCCTAATATAGATGCATCACATAGATGTGTCTTTAGATGTCCTCAATGTATTAGACAAAAAGTCACGAGCCAAGAGCAAATTAAACGTTCGTTCGACCTACAAGAACACAACTTTAAAAAAATAATAGATTATTACGAATACGGCGTTACATTTTGTGGACAAATAAGTGATCCCATTTATCACCCCAAGTTTTTAAATTTGTTAAAAATGTGTGATGAACATAAAACAAAAGTTCGTATTGCAACAGTTGGCAGCGGCAAAAGTGATACCTGGTGGGATGAAGCATATAGTTATAACGTAGGAACAAGTGCTTGGTATTTCGGCGTTGATGGTATTGATAAAAAGAGTGAGTTATATCGTATTGGCTCAGACTTTGATGATGTATGGAAACGTATGAAACAAGGTAGAGATCTAGGACATGTAATTGTATGGCAGTATATCATATTTGGGTACAACGAACACGAAATTGATCGTGCAATTGAAATAGCTAAAGAAGAAAACTTCTCAATTGTATTCATTAATACAAATAGAGGGTTTAATCCAAACAGTCCTTTATTAAGAAATAATGTAGATTTTAAACTAACAACACCTAACGAAGCATATAGAGAAGACCGTTTAAAGAAAGAATGGTGGGGCAATACAACAGATATTTTCCAAAACTGGCGGAGAAATAATGTCTAGGACTGAGGATAAATGAACCGTAAATCATTAGTAAATAAAATAAAAGACGACTCTATTTGGTTTTGTCCTAGACTGTTTGATCACATATATACTAATCCAGATGGTGATTATAAGGTATGTTGTATTGGTACATATACCAGTCTTAACACATCAACTACTACACCTAAAGAATGGTTAAATTCTGACTTGTTAACTGCTGCAAGAATCGAAATGCTAGACGAAACAAGTGCTGATACTCCTGTTTTAAACAGTCAATGCCGGCGTTGTATGGAACAAGAAGCAAATTACGGAGAATCTGACAGACAGCATCATAATATGAGATTGTTAGAAGCTGTTGACAATGACCAAGACTTTTCGTGTATAGATCAAGTACTTTCGTTTGATCCTACACAAGAATATACAATTACAGAAAGATGCTTATTATTACAAGCAAGAGTGTTTGGAAATCAATGTAATCTTGATTGTTATATGTGTCAACCGGGTGCATCGTCTACTAGACAACTAATGTTTAAAAAACTTGATAGTAGAAAGTATATAAAAACATTTGATATAGATTATCCTGATAATATAAAATCTTCTAAAAGTAACACTATAGATGAACTAGTTAAATTAGCACCTTATATACGCTGTTTTTTGCTACAAGGCGGCGAGCCGTTTGTAATGAAAAAACAGTTTGATTTTCTTGACAGGCTAATTGAAAGCGGCTACTCAAAAAATATTGTTCTTGAAATGAATAGTAATTTAACAGTACTAGGAACTACCAAGTATAATATTTTAGACTATGTTGATAAATTTAAACAATTAAATATTAGTGCTTCACTTGACGGATTTGGAAAATATAATGATTATATTCGTCGAAGATCGGATTGGGATACTATTGTTAATAACCTAAACACTCTTAGAAGTTATAGAAATGTTAATATGGGTGTGTTTTCAACAGTGTCATTATTAAGTGTGTTAAGATATAACGAACTACAAGAATTTTGTGATAGAGAAAATTTAGAATACTTCTGTTTTGTAGTTGACGATCCTGATGAGTTGCATGTTAAGCACTTACCTAAAAAACTTAAAAAGAAGTTACGCAAGAAGTATTGCGATCACCCAGTTATTGTTAACGCACTTGCAATGAAGGGCGTTAACAAATCGTTTATAGCAGCTATAAATTATATTAAACAATCAGATGAATATTATAAAACAGATATTTTTGAATTATATCCAGAACTAGAGAGTTATTACAATGCCAGCATATGATGGATGGGACCGTGAGTACCAAGAAAACAAACAAGACTACTTAGATGTATTTGACCGTTTTATGAGTCAAATGAATTACGAAAATAATGAAGACTTTGAACGTAGCTTTGCTGAACGTGTAGGACGTAAACATTGTGTTAGTGTAGCAAGTGCCACAGACGCACTACATTTTACATTATTAGCACACGGTATAGGTGCCGGCGACGAAGTATTAGTAACTGACTTTAGTTGGATTAGTAGTAGTGCATGTGCAAGTATGGTAGGTGCTACTCCTGTATTTTGTGATATTGATTTAGATTCATACCACATTAGCTTAGACAGCATCAAACGTATGTACAGTGATAAAGTTAAAGCAATTATATATCCGCACTTGTTTGGCAACATGACCGACACTACAGAAATACAACAGTTTTGCAAAGATAACGATATACTGTTTATTGAAGATGCTGCGCAAAGTTTGGGCAGTAGCTTGCACAATGTACATGCAGGCACTATTGGTGATTGCTCTGTATATAGTTTTAACAGTAACAAAGTTATTGCTGGTATTAACGGCGGGGGAGTTGTACTAACTGATAACGAAGACATTGCCAACCGTGTTAAGATGATTAGACGTCACGGTAAAGATAAAGACTTTAGTATGATGGGTTACAATAGCCGCATGTATGTTCTCAACGCAGAGATTATTAATCTACGCTTGCGACACGCAGACCGTAATCAAGAACGTAGACAGCAAATTGCACATGAATACAACACAGCATTTGCAGACTTACCTGTAGTAACACAAGGAATGTCTAATGGACTTAACCATAACTACCATAAGTATGTAGTACGATTTAAGGATAAAGACACTAGAAAACGTGTTAAGAACGCTTTAAATGCTAGTATACACTACGAAACTCCATTAAGTGCAAACAGTATGTATGACAGTGTTGACAGCAGGAGAGACGCTTGTACAGCTTCTACAACAGCTTCTAGCACTGTTTTATCGTTACCTATTCACGCATGGCTAACTGAAGCCGAGATAAGTAGTATTATAACTACATTAAAGGAAACACTATGAAATTAACATATGGCGGACAAACTATTGACTTTTACGAGTTTACACATAATAATGTTATAGTGTTATCAGTATCGGGTGGCCTTGATTCTGCATCAGCAGCATATCTTACTTGTAAACATTTTCCTGAAATTGAAATTGTACCAATTTGCTGTAGGGACCTTAGTGCTCCTGGAGATGCAGACCGTGCTGAAAACATTGTTAAGTGGTTACAAAAAGAATTTCCTAATAATAAAATTCGAGATATAAAGATAACTGACTTTGACGACAGGACTGAGTCTATTGTTTCTTATGCAGAATGTGACAAAGCAATTAATCATCCTCGATTTAATTATGGAAATTTAAATCGTGTGCAAATGTCAAAAATAATACAAGTTGATAGAATACTGCGCACAGCGATGGCCGAAAATCTAGGAGCTGTTAGATTAGACGGAATGACTAGAAATCCACCAACTGCTATAATGAAAGAATTAGGGTTTTATGAAAAAGCTGAGCGCAGAAGAGATCACGAAGTTCCGCGAATACAAGAGGTTAGGACAGTGTATGCACATTGTGAGGCAACTGATCAAGAACTATTTCCTTTAACTGAGCCTGATTGGCTGAATAATATATATCAGGCATATATAAACGTAGATAAAAAGTTTGTGGCAGGAGTCTACCAAGAAAATAATTTAATGGAAACATTATTTCCATTAACAGGATCGTGTGTTGGAACCGCTAGAGAGACTGACAATTTTAAACATGAGTGTGGCAAGTGTTTTTGGTGTTACGAAAAGTCTTGGGCATTTGATTTACCGTTACCTAATGCTATGTTAACAAAAGGCGGCCCTGGTGATCGATCCACGCCAGGTAATGTAAATACAGGCGCCTGGTGGAAAAATTTAAACGACGAAGGTAAAGAAGTTGCTGCCAAAGAAGGATCAATAGTACAGCAAGCAAAGGATAAAGATATTTACTTTTGCACTATTCCGTTCACACAAATATATTCAGAACTAGACGGACAGTATCAAGCATGTTGTTTTGGCGAACCATCCGGAGTAAGCGTAGAAGAAGTTCCATTAAAAGAGTGGATGGAAAAAAGTGACTACATGAATGATCTACGTAGAGACATGACCACACCGGGTTCTGATTTAAAAGCAGTGAACAAATGGTGTCAACGGTGTCGTGGCGACGAAGATCGTTATGGAAGATCTAGAAGAACTAACTGTATGAAGATTCATACTAATGATCCTATTTTTTGGAATAAAATTGAACGACAAGCAGACAAATTTAGAGAAACTGGCGAATTTACTCTAAAAGGCGCTGGTAGAATATTCGAAGTACAATTAAAAATTTATGGTTCAGAGTGCAACTTAGACTGCTTTATGTGTATGCATGATAATTCCACAACACGTATGCAAGTTGCAAAAAACGGAGTGTGGAATGACAACATATTTGGTAAACAGTCTCCGTCACGAGATGCAAAAAACGCACAAGTTATGAAGGATAAAACCGCCGGAGTAACTGAGCAGATTGTTGAAATGGCACAATACATAAAAAGCATTAAAATAATAGGCGGCGAGCCTTTGATTATGAAAAAGCATTATGAAATGTTAGATGCTTTAATTGAAACAGGCCACGCTGATAAAATAAGAATTAAGTACCAAACTAACTTAACAAAAACTAAAGCAGGCAAACATAATATATTTAAATATATTCCGCATTTTGAGAGGGTGACAATAGTTGCATCAGTAGACGGTATTGGACCTGTTATTGAGCATATGCGTAGGAGAACAGACTGGGACGAAGTAGTAGAAAACATTGAATTAGTTAAAAAATACCCTAACGTAGTAGTTGACTTTAACGGATTAGTGTCGTTCCTTAGTGTTATGCGATTCTATGAAATGATCGATTGGTGTAAAGAAAATCCAGTCATTAATCAGCTAAATTGGGCGTTTGTTGAAAACCCAAGACACTTAAGGCCTAGCAACTTGCCTAAAAAAATAAAAGACGCATTAATACCTAAGTATAAAGATTGGCCAGATATTGTAGCTTCACTTAAAATGGAAGCCAACGACGAGTGCGACATTCAAGATATATTTGCTTACCTGTTAAAAACAGATGAGTTTTATAAAGGAACCAAGTGGGAAAGTCATTTGTTTGATGTATTCCCAGAGCTTGAAGAGTTTTATATTCCTGCTGAAATAACTACTGAGCAAGAAGAATTATTTAAGGATTGGGACAGTGCTGCAAAAAAACAAGAAGAAGCAGCTGATAAAAATATAATATAACAAGTATTGACAATACAATATAGTTGTGTTAAAATAACGTATAATTAGGAAAACGCATGATTAAAACATTAAAAGATTTAAAAGGATCAGAATACCGAACTGTAGACTTTTATATGACCAAGAGTTGCAATAAGAGTTGTCACTACTGTACAGCATGGACACTCGAAATGCGCAACTTAGATGTTGACATGGATTTTGTACGTACTATATTAGACGGGCTTGCTCCATATAAAACACGCATCTGTTTACTAGGCGGAGAGCCTGCTCTTACTAAAAATCTTAGAGAAATTATTACTGAAATTAAGAAACATCCTAATCTAGTAATTCAAGTATTATCTAATTCACTAATACGTAAATTTTATCCAGAGGTATTAGAAGATCCAGAAATTATCTACATCGAACATTTAGTATTAGACTTTTATGAAGATCGAATTGAAAAACTAGGCAACTATGATTTCTTTGAACCTAATGATTTAAACAATTACAATTTGATTATTGAAACACCGGGTTACTTTAATTACAGAGACAAACACGATTTAGCATATTTAAAAC